CACAGGCAGAAAGCCTCCAGCGCATGGTTCAGATGGCTACAGGAGCCATTGATGCAGCAGGCATTCCCGGAAGTATCAATGGAGAGGCAGCAGCAGGGGCTGTAAGTATGTCTCTAGGAGCCATTATAAAGCGCCATAAGCGCACGTTAATCAACTTCCAAGACTCCTTCCTCATCCCGCTGGTTAGCAAGGCTGCATGGCGTTATATGCAGTATGACCCAGACAATTTCCCTGCACAAGACTACAAGTTTGTAGCTTCTAGCAGCCTTGGTGTCATTGCTCGTGAGTATGAGGTGACACAATTGGTGCAACTCCTGCAAACCTTGGGACAAGATAGCCCAATGTACCCAATGTTGGTGGAAGCTGTCATTGAAAACATGAGCTTGTCTAACCGAGAAGGTATGATTACTAAGCTTCGTGAGATGAATAAGCCTAATCCACAGGCACAGCAGCTACAGCAGGCTCAGATGCAGATGCAGATGGCAGCAGCAGAAGCTCAGACAGCCCTCTATCAGGCACAAGCTGCTGAAAGTCAGAGCCGAGCTGGTAAACTTCAGGCAGAAACACAGGCAATCCCTACAAAGTTGGAGAATGATCGCATCCGAGCCATCTCTTCTAACCTACAGGTGGGTAGCCAAGATGATAAAGAGTTTGAACGCCGAGCAAGGCTTGCAGATTTGGTCTTGAAAGAGCGTGAGATTGCAAGCAAAGAAGCAATTGTATCTAAGCAAATGCAACAATAGCTTGACAAAGTAAAACTTTTGTGGTATAATAGAGACATTAGCATCCACAATAGGAGAAATGCTCATGGATAAAGAGTTACAAGAATATTATGAATCTCTTCTAGACTTGTTTGTACATAAGGGTTGGGACATATTTCAGGAAGACCTTAAGCGTAGCTTAGACAATCTTTCTGATATTCGGAACACCTCAGATGCTAACATGTTCTGGTTCAGAAAAGGACAGGTAGAAGTTTTAGAGACACTTCTTGGTTATCGTAATGCTATCGAAGCATCACATGCGGAGCTTACAGATGATAAGGGTTTTTGATTTTCTCTGTCCTAATGGTCACTTACAAGAACGATTTACTTCTGTAGAAACAGAAACAATAGATTGTCAGGTTTGTGGCTCAAAGGCCTTTCGTCAGTTAAGTACTCCACGAGTTAAACTTGAAGGAGTTACAGGTGATTTCCCCGGGGCTGCAATGAAGTGGGAAAAGAAGCACCGAGAACAACTGGCTAAAGAGCAAAAGCAGAATGCCTCATAAGAGGGAACATTCTAAATTTCTTCCATAATGCTATTAAGCACGGAGACTATATGGCAACATTTATTGATGACAGCGTACAAGACACACAAGAGGACATCTCTCAATTAGAGCAGACTCACGAGGAGCCTACACAGGCCACCCCTTCAGAGCCAGATGTTCCAGAGCGATACAAAGGTAAAAGTGCAACTGATTTGATTCGTATGCACCAAGAAGCTGAGAAGCTGATGGGGCGACATTCACAAGAGGTTGGAGAACTTCGGCGTATTGTAGATGATTTTGTAAAAGCACAAGTCGTTACCAAAGAAGCCCCACAGGACGAAGAGGTAGATTTCTTCTCTGACCCTCAGAAGGCTGTTGAACAGGCTGTTTCACGACACCCTAAGATTAAAGAAGCAGAAGCTTTTAATGCACAGATGGCAAAGGCTCAGGCCTTGAATGCTTTAAAGACTGCTCACCCTGACTATACGGATATTATTAATGACGATGGTTTCAAGGAGTGGGTTGGCAAGAGCAAGGTGCGAAGCGAACTTCTTTCACGTGCAGACCAGCGGTATGACTTTGACGCAGCAGACGATCTTTTGACTACATGGAAAGAACGTCAGCAAATGTTAAGCAACACTGTTGAGATGCAAAAGGCTGATCGTAAACAACAATTAAAACAGGCATCAACTGGTTCTGTTAAAGGAACTGGCGAGACACAGAGCAAGAAGATTTATCGCCGTGCTGACATTGTAGACCTCATGCGTAAAGACCCTGACCGATATATGTCTTTGCAGCCAGAAATCATGGCAGCATATGCAGAAGGCAGGGTTCGTTAATAACCTTATGAAAGATATTTAAAATGGCAACAAGTACCTTCCCCACACAAACAGGCGCAGTAGGCCTGACCGAAGCTTCTAACTTCCTCCCCGACTTATGGAGCGATGAGATTATCGCTGCCTATAAGAAGAACCTTGTCCTTGCACAGTTTGTGCGTAAGATGAGCTTCAAGGGTAAGAAGGGTGATGCTCTTATTATCCCTAACCCCTCACGTGGTTTGGCTGCTAACACCAAAGGTGAAAACACAGCAGTTCAAATGCAGAACTTGTCACAGAGTTCTATCACTGTGAACCTGTCTTTGCACAAAGAAGTGTCTTATTTGATTGAAGACATCGTTGATGTGCAAGCCCTTCCCTCTTTGCGTAAGCACTACACTGATGACGCTGGCTATGCTATGGCAAAGCAAGTTGATGATGACCTGTGGGCTTTGGTGAAGAGCTTGGGTGATGGCGATGGCAGTGACTACACTCACAGCCGTTCTTTCCAATTCAACAGCTCTACTGGTGTGTTGGAAGCCTATGACGCTGATGGCACTGGTGACATCGGTTCCTTCTCTGACGTTGGTTTCCGCCGTGCCATCCAGTATTTGGATGACGCTGACCAGCCAATGGACGGACGTGTGTTGATTATCCCTCCTTCAACACGTAACACCTTGAATGGTATCAATCGTTACACCGAGCAAGCCTTCGTTGGTGAAGTCGGTAACGCTAACACCATCCGCAATGGTGAAGTTGGTAACCTGTATGGTATCCCTGTTGTTGTGTCTAGCAACTGCCCCACCTTGGAAACAGGCGTGAAGGGTGCATTGTTGGCTCACAAAGACTGGGCTGTTCATATTGAGCAAATGTCTGTTCGTTCACAACAGCAGTACAAACAAGAGTATTTGGCTACTCTGTTTACTTCTGACATGTTGTATGGCACTAAGGTGCTTCGTGCAGACGCTGGTGTTTTGATGGCTGTCGCAGCCTAAGAAACTTACAGGGGAGCCCTCACAAGGGGCTTCCTTGTTTTGAAAGAGGCTTGTTACATACAGGCCTTTTCCATAACAAGGAGCGTATATGGGAATATTTCGTGGTGTTGGAGGCACAGGAGAATCCTCTAGCGACTCAACAATTAATGCTACAACTGCTTTAGCAAACGCAGCAGCAGCTTCAGCAGCCGCTGCCCTAGCTTCTGAACTTGCTGCTGAGACAGCAGAAACTAATGCAGCTTCTAGTGCCTCTGCTGCTTCTACATCAGCATCTAGTGCTTCTTCTTCGGCTTCTTCTGCCAGCACATCAGCTACCAACGCATCTGCTTCTGCATCTAGTGCATCAAGCTCAGCTTCTACAGCCACTACACAGGCTTCTGCTGCATCCACCTCTGCTACTAATGCTGCTACCAGTGAGACTAATGCAGCCTCTTCTGCTTCTAGTGCTTCAACATCAGCAAGCACAGCTACAACACAAGCATCAACTGCCACCACTAAAGCTTCAGAAGCTGCTACTTCTGCCACGAATGCTGCTTCGTCTGCAAGTGCAGCATCTACCAGTGAAACTAATGCTGCTTCCTCTGCTTCTACGGCAAGCACAGCAGCAACAACTGCTACCACTAAAGCTTCTGAAGCCTCTACCTCTGCAAGCAATGCAGCAACCAGTGCTACAAATGCAGCAGCTTCTGCTACTACAGCAAGCACTCAGGCCAGCAACGCATCTACTTCTGCAACAAATGCCTCTAATAGCGCAAGCAGCGCATCAACATCTGCCACCAATGCAGCAGCATCTGCATCAACTGCAACAACTCAAGCAAGCAATGCCAGTACATCAGCAACTAATGCGGCAGCATCTGCATCTTCTGCCAGTACATCAGCAACAACTGCAACTACACAAGCAACTAATGCTTCAAACAGTGCAGCAACAGCTACTACGCAAGCAACCAATGCAAGCAACTCAGCAACTTCTGCTGCCTCTTCTGCGGCTGCGGCAGCTTCTGCTTTGGATAGTTTTGATGACCGCTACCTTGGCTCCAAATCTTCAGACCCTACGCTTGACAATGATGGCAATGCGCTACTGACTGGTGCGCTGTACTACAACACCACTACGCAGACCATGAAGGTCTATGACGGTGCGAACTGGATTACTGCAACTGCCGCTGGCACAACAGCATTGCTGGTCTACAAGTATGTGGCAACATCAGGTCAGACAACATTCAGTGGCGCTGCATCTGTTGGCGGTACACTGAGCTACACCAGTAACAACATCATTGTGTTTGTCAACGGTGTATCGTTGGACAGCACTGACTACACAGCAACCAACGGCACAAGTGTTGTGCTTGCATCTGGTGCTGCGCTAAATGATGAAGTTGTGATTGTTGCGTTCAAGTCATTTACTGTTGCTAACACCTACACCAAGGGTGAGGTTGATGCATTTGCTGTGAAGTTGACAGGCGCTCAAACTGTTGCTGGAGTAAAAACATTTAGTAGCGCACCTGTATTGCCATCCGCATCTATTCCTCAAGCCGCACTTGCCGCTGGTGTAGCTGGTAATGGCCCTGCGTTTAGCTACTACCAATCTGTAGCGCAAACATTAACTTCATACGTTACAACAAAAATTACTTTTACTACTTCTGAATTTGACACAACAGGAGGTATGTACGCATCTTCAAGATTTACGCCTACAGTTGCTGGATATTATCAAGTTAATTCTTGTATATCTATGGCTAGTAGTATTACTGGTGTTCAGTTAATTCTGTATAAAAATGGTGCTTCATATAAATATTTATTTAATGTTATTTCAACTACTGTTGTTAATGGCGCGGCTGGTTCTGCGTTAGTTTATTTAAATGGAAGTACAGACTATATAGAAATATATGGTGTGTTTGCAACTGGTCAAAATACTTTAGCATTAGCGCCTAACACTTATTTTCAAGCCGCAATGGTAAGGAGCGCATGATGACACTTTACGAAAAAATCAAAGCCTTGTATCCACAACTTGAAGATAAAGACTTCATGGACACCATCCGCTTGCAAAACGACAGCGATGGCAAAGGCGACTACATAGCCAAGTGGGAACACCCAACACTGCCTAGACCTACAGAGGAGCAATTAGCATGAGC